AACTTTGCCAATTTATCTCCTTATTTATGCATAGACGGTAACTGTGAATTCAGCCGCCAAGTAGGTTTGGTCATTTATTTGTATGGATCCTACCGAGCCCGCTGTCGTAACCCGTAGGTCTTGGCATGCGCCCGATAGTGTCCTATCAGATTCTACCGCAAGCTTCACAGACTGGTCGCCTGTGATTTGCATGTAGCCATCTAATTTTCTTTGTGCCGTGCGCTCTGCTGCACGACCCACAATCAAAGTGATCGTAAAAGTCAGTAAGTTCAAGCCATTCTGGTAAGCCAAGTTGTATTCGACTGAATCTAGGCTAACTAGGGCCACTGGCGGGCTTGGGTTGTCGATTAGTTCTCCGGCTACTCGCAAGCCTGGCACGGTTGCTAGGTTCGTTGCGATGCCGTCACGGATGTCTCCGATAACCACTAGGCCATCCTGACTTTTTTGAATGGTTGAATCATGGCATCGATGTCTGGATCTATACGGCTAACACGGATAACACCGAGTTCGCCAACACCAGCCACGCCTAGAGGCGAGTCCATGCGCTTGTAAAGTCTCATAGCTAGAAGCACGGTAGCCAGCTTGATTGGCTTTGGCACGGCGCTCCAACCGAATGTTCCAGTGACCTCGACAGTTGCCTCACCGTTAGCCAGCGGGAACCAGTAGTCATCCACGGCACGGATTTGAGTAGTAGGCGATGGAATGCCACCAGCAAGAGCGTTTAGTGGCTCTAGCTGATAATCCTTAGCTGCCCAAGTGACATCGTAAACCTTGTCAGCAGCAGAAGAAGTCTTGAGGGTTGTTAGCGTTACTAGGTCGTCAATCTCGCAAACGAAGCTGTCTCGTGGCACATAGTAGCGTGTCGCACCAGCGGTTGTGTAGAACTGGCGCTCACAGATGTCGTCTATCTGGCGGGAAGCGGTTTCGATGTGAAGTTCGAGAATCGAATCATCGACACTATCGGTGATTCTAAGGGCATCCTTTACATCTTGTAAGGTGCAGTATCCATTAGTAATAGCCATGTATCTAGTTTAGCTTGATTCTCCGCTTGAGCTCAGTTGTGCTAATCCCCGATGTATACGGGATGTAGAGCAGTGAAATGTTCTGCTCGTCTAGCCAATCCTGATCGAAAGCCATCTGGTAGTAGTAGTCACGCCTAGCCCAGTCAGAGCCGATAGCCACGATGTCAGGCTTTACCTCAAGGATGGAGGGTTTAGAGTCTGCCCCGCCTTCGTTTGGAATGATGTCATCGACATAACGGCAGGAGGCTAGAACCTCGAACCGCTCGGCATAGCTCATGATCGGGGGCTTGCTCTTGTATTCCTTGATGAATTCGTCAGTGTTTAGGGCTACAGTTACACGCCCAAAGTCAGAACACCGTGACAAGAAATTGACATGCCCAGCGTGAAATAGGTCAAATGTTCCGCCTGTATAGACGGTTAGTCCAGTTAGTCCCATGCGTTATCTCTCCTAGTCTTTAGCGACCAACCGAGTTCTCGGATAATTCGCTTTTGTTGTTTGTATTCATACAGAGCATAGTTTCTTTTGAAGGTAAATTCGTTCTTTGAGCCAAATCCGCTATGGAGTGTCGAAGAGTTGTCATGGTGGACTATGGCTGGGATGTCGTTGAACTGCACACCTTCGTTTCGCATACGCCACTCATAGTCATTGTCATCAAAGTAAATCGGATGGAAAGCCTCATCCCAAAGCCCTGCCTTCATGACAGCACCTTCACCAGGCACGACACATGACCACTTGGTATTGATCTGGACAAAGTTGAACTTATCCGTCTGGACTTGCTCAGCAATAGTCTTTAGCGCCCCTGGCTCAAACCAGCAGTCGTCATTTGGGATTACCCAATACGGGGCAAACGGCGTGGACTTTATGATCAAGTTCCATGCACCATTGGCTCCTAGACCATGAGGCAATCGAATAACCCATGTTTCTTTGACAAACTCATTTACCTCTGGAATCCACGACTTCTTGCCCGAGTTGTCTATGATGACCAGCTTTTCAACTGGATAGTCGATGGAATCTAGTAATCGCTGAGCTAGGTCGAACTTAGTCAGTGTTGCAAAGCCGAGAACTGGAATCAACCGAGTCGCTCTTTCCAGAATGGAAGCCACTTAGTCTCCCAGATCAAGTCAGCATCGAATTGCTTAGCAAAATCGATAGCCTTCTGGCTTCTGCCACGCTCGCTGTTATAGGCAGCGTTCAAGGCGTTAGTGATGCCATTCACGGATGGAATCTGGAAGAAGCTTCCTTGGCCTTCATCCCAGAATGGCTGTCCATCTACCTTCCAGCTATCCTCAGATGCCAAGTCCTTGCTGGCAGCGTAGTTGCTAGTGATCACCCTGGTTCCACAGGCTTGTGCCTCGACAGTAGGTAGACCGAATCCTTCGCCATAGCTTGTGCTTAGTAGCACATCCATAGCCGTGTAGAAGCCCGCCATGTGTTCTTCGGGGTATCCAGCTCGAAGTAGGAATGGATCTGGCATCAAGACATTCTCTTTAGGAATGCCCATTGCCTTTAGTAGAACTGCAATGTCGAATCCTCCGTATCCACGCCCTGGTTCGGTGTGGATGTAAAGCAAGCTGTCTGGGTGCGATTTGAGATGCATTGCAAACGCTAGGAGATTCTCTGCGTAAGCCTTACGGTGAATCTGGCCGTTAGCTTTGTTAGCAGCGACCATACCGACTAGGAATGCATCCTGTGGCACTCCCATAAAGTCTCTGACATTTACACCACTGACTTCGTGAGTTGGCTTATAGATTGAAGTATCGATGCCGTGCGGAATGTAAGTCGATGGAAGTCCTAGACTTTCCATGATTTGCTGACCGTGCGGAGCCATTGTGATCGTAGTCACATTCGGTTTCTTTACGAACTCATGCACACCAGGCGTAATCGTGATGTGATCCATCGGAGTCCACGAGATAATTTCGCCTTCATACTGAAGCTGGTTGTAAACCCAAACATCGTAAAGCGTAAAGACGAATGGCTTATAGTCCTTATGCTTGCTAAAGAAGTCTTGTGAATACACTGGCAAAACATCAGCCGAATAAAGCGATAAGCCTTTTGGGTAGTGCGGAATCTTGTGCTTGTCGATAGTCAGTTCTGTTTGCTGACCTTCTAGGCCGTAGTTGCTCAGAGCAGCGACCTTCATGCCATGCTTGAGCATTCGAGATACCAGTTGCTTGCCTTGCTGACCGTAGCCAGTAGGAGTGCCAGGTGAGTTGCTTGCTAGGGCTATAGCAGCCTTTAGGTGTTCGTAGGTTGTCATGCCTTCAGTCTAATAAGAAACCCCGTGTTCCAACCTACAAGAACACGGGGCTTCGCTTATTTCGTCAGAGACTAGCTAGCAGCTCCGGCGAAGTATTTGACATGGGATGCGTGGGTAATGTCAGAGTCAATTCTGATCAAGAATCTCCATGTGGTTAGGTCGGTGTTGAATGCGTAGTCCTGGCTTGAAGCAACCTGGATTCCACCTGCAAGACGAACCTTGAATGAGCTTAGGTCACCGAATAGAACCGACTTAGCTGAAGTTGCAGTGTCAGCTACATGTGGGTTTTCGATTACACGGAAGCCAGCGAAGGTGTCAGGGTAGCCAACGCCTACCTGGTAGAGGTAGTTACCTGCTGTGTCCTTTAGCTTGCGCATCTTGCCAATGGTTGAACCATTTGCCATGAATGCAGCACCTGGCATACGGCGAACAGCACCATCTACCGAGTAAGCAAGGTCGATCAGGTTGTCAGCGGTGAATACACCAGCAACGCCAGTTCCACCAGTGATACCAGAGCCAGCAGCAGGAACTAGACCCTGTGGCTTGTTTGAACCATCGCCAAGAGTTAGAACATTGTTTACGGCGTAACCGATTCCGTTACCAGCTTGCTGAGCTAGGTGAGATGCTAGGTCAAATCCTGCATCTGTTACTAGTTCGTTCGCTGCCTGGATTAGGAAGCCATACTTATACGCCCCTAGAGTGATGGAGCTGTAAGTAGGCTCGGAAGCCGACAGAGCAGATCCAGCAGCAGTCAAGGTTGCAGTGCTGTATGCCGTTAGGGTTGGGATAGTTAGATCCTCACCAGAGGTGGTTCTGATAACTTCAGAGGTCTCTAGCATTGGGCCAACTAGGCGAGCAACATCGAATACCTGGTCGTAGAACGACTTTGGAACGGTGTTGCTTGATGGAACTAGGGCAGCACGAGTGAACTCGTAGTTGCGCTCTTCCCCACGAGCCATTGCACGGAATACATCCGAAGCAGAACGCTCTTCTGATACTGAAGGCACGAAGCCCTTAGCTGCAACTGAAGCCTCTAGACGGCGCTCTTCGTTGCGGATTGCGACAGCAATGGTCTCGTCAGCCTTGCGGATGTCGGCCTCAATGCGGTCAATTTTCTCTAGCTCGGCAGCATCTAGGCCACGCTTCTCTGCCTCAGCGGATTCGATAACATCACGAATCTGCTCAGTGAGATTAGCCTTGAGCTCCTGCTGAGACTTTACGAACTCAGACATTTAGTCTCCT